TAGAAATAGCAAATCCAATTGATGTTATAGCAAATAGTCTGAATACAAATCCGTATTTTATTGGAACCATGATGTTAATGTTGAATTTGGGGGGTCGTTTTCTTGGAATGGAAATTTCTAAGGGACAAGAGAAATTTTTTCAACAGGTCTGGGTTCGCCGTATTTTAATTTTCACTGTTATTTTTGTAGCGACACGTAATGTACTTGTGGCGCTTTTTATGAGTATTATTGTGCTTGTTTTACTCTCCTTTTTATTTAATGAAAATAGTTCACTTTTCTTGGGCGGAACTGAAATTAAAGAACAATATACAAATCCTACGATTGGTGGATTAACTGTAGAAGAGACTGAGATTCTACGAAGACTATCCGAGAAACAGTCTCGTATGTCAGCGGCTGCCGTACCTGCGACCGAGGGCAATCAGGATAAACCGGCGAAACTTGAGGAAGTCTATGGACAAAATATGACACTTCTTCAAACTATAGTATGATTTTTCATTTATACATTTTAAAAATGCTATAATGAAAATTAAACATTGATACTCACTTCATTTCCGATAATTGGTGTATTTCGCTTCTTGCGACGACCACCAGAAGTGCGTACCGATTCAACCTGGCTTCTCATATCTTCCGAGTGAACACTCTGCATCTCCGCCGCAACCGTAACAGAACCGGTCGGCCCCATGGGTCCCATATTGCCCATCAAATTCGGTACACCATCCATATTCTCAGCTCTGCGAACCTCCGCAAATGTATTCAGAATATCATCAACTCCACTTGGTCCGCGCATCTCTCTACGCGCAGTCCGCGGCGGCTCAACAGATGCTACAGGTTGCGGCATATTCGGTACACGGCTAGAGTTATTGAAAGGTCCAGCCTGAGGCATAGACTGTTGCTGCATTTGCTGCTGCATCTGCTGCGTCATAGGAACCTGAGGAACTCCACCAAACTGTTGGGGAGCCGACTGCGGAACACCCTGTTGAACGCCCATTGCCATCCCCATAAAATTTCCAAATCCAGGACCCGCCTGTGCCGCAGCCGCCGCCGCCATCTGCTTCGCAAGTTCAGGATTCTTCTTCAGAATATCATCCATACTCGGCATCTTCTGGCGGAAGAAAGAGTTGCTCATGTGGCACATGAAACCACTTCCCGCAAGTGCCATGACAAATCGTACCTCAGGCGCGACCTTTCCACGGTCCTTATATTTATCATAAAGTTCCTCAAAGATTTCATCAAAATCCTCCACATTTTCGTGAACAGATTCAGACCAGCCTTCCAGCTTCAGGTCAAAGGGATCGAACTTGTTATTCATCCACTCCATTCCCGTTACAAGACCCATCATCATCTGACGCTGAAAACGGAGACTTCCCTCTAGATTCCTCGCATCTACAAGACGAAGATACTCCTGCTTGATTTCATCTAGACTGTTGTCCATCGTAAAATGCCGAGTAACCGGAAATCCTTTTGACTCCAGGCGCTGGAGTTTATTAATGAGTTCCGCCTTTTCCTTTTTTTCCGCTTCAGGATCGCGACTTGAAGGAAGCGAGAAAACAGGTCCAGATGCCGTTTGCGAGTTTGAAAAGAGATTTGCTCCAACATCACCTCCTTGCTCCTTACGGATTTCAATAGGCGGTCCACCACTAAAATCAGACCCCAGATTCATAGGTTCAAGCGGAGCAATATCTACTTCCTGTAAACCACCACTCATGCCACCACTCATGCCACCCTGTGAAAAACTAATTGAAGGCGGTGGCTCAGGACGATTCATAGATACATTGATTGTTTGACCGGAGTTGACTTTACTTTGGTTGGCTAACATACTTAACCCAAGATCGTCGCCCATATCGTTCAGATTAATTACATTACCGATCTCGTCGCTTAACCCTAAATCGGGGGGTGCCTCCATGCGCCGAGAGACTACTTCCATTTCATGAATGGTTGCCATTCCTTCTTTTGAAAATCAAAGGACTTTTTAAGCGGGCTTTACCGCAGAAGGGGTCGCATCAAGACACATACAAAAAGCATCGGCAAGATCAGAACGCTTCTTATTTCCTTTAAAAAAAGACAACCACTCTGCGCCTCGGACAAGTGTTTGTTTAAGAAGTGCTGCCTCTGCGCGTTCCTCAGAACCCTTTTTACGGTCTGCATAGCCTTCTGTTCCTGTCGCCTTTCCTTTCACTTTCATTCCAGCATGAACTAATTTAAAAGGAATCATAGGATGACCCGCATTTAGATAAGCATCCCGTAACGTCGCATAGAGAAGCATCTGAACGGTTTTCATTACAGGATTCTTCAATACAGGCTGATTCTCTAGGCGAACTTCACCAAGTAGACCAAAAAAGGGTACTAGCTCTTTTGTAACAAACCTGCGCATCGCATCATGGATTTGGGCTACATCAATTGCGGCAGCATGCGGAACCTTCACTTTTACAACAGGCAACGACGCAAATGCTTGTACAGCGGTAATCATTGCCTCCTTCGTCTTCGGCATTGGCTTCACACCTTTTTCAACCAGAAGAGCACGAAGCTGCGGCGCAGAAGGCATCTTTGTAAGAACTACACCACTTGCGTCCTTAATAAGAGGAGCGGAGGCAGGTACATGGCGTGCACAGGATAGACCCACAGATGAACTAAAACGAGCTTTTGCAGCACATGAACTACAACTAGGAGCCTTGGCTCCTGCTCCTTCAGAGGCTCGTTCCTCAAGTAGATTATAGTTTCCCCATCCATTGATGGTAAGCTGTTCACCTGAAGCAGTGGTAATACACCACGCTAGATTCTTAATTCCAATATCAAAACAGAGTGTACCTTTGTTCATTCTGTTTTAGTATGTATTGATTGCTTAAGCACGTAAAAATGTGCCTTGTAGATTGGCACTTCCAACACCATTTACGCCGAGGTTCTCAAATGTGCGTCCACGTGCGGAGTTACGACCACCTTCAAATCTACGTGTAATCGCTGGCATATGTTGTGTTTCTTGCGGTACATTCGTATTAAATGTGCCAAAAAGTGGGGGAACGTGCTCTTGACGTTCCTGACCAATTCCATTTCGTAGGTTTGTTGTCTTTGCGCTACATCCATCACGGTCACACTGTACAATTCTCGCAGGAGGAGGCACAACTGTATTATCGAATCCTAGATGGGCACCCGTATTCATGCTCTGGCGTTTGCGAGAAAGCTCAATAATTGTATCAGCATTACGTTGCGACCATTGGTGCACTGAAAACTGTTGTCCAACGGGAATATTTTCACTACAGTGTGTTCTGTAGTCGGTTAGAAGACTCGCATCTGACATAGGTGCTGCCCAACCGGGGAAACGAGCATCAGGCACAGGTCCTACGGCATAAACACCCTTAGGAGTAAGTCTTTGAACGAATGCTTGTTTTGACTGACTGTCTGAAACGCTTGTGTATAAAAAAGGTTCCGTTGGAAGGCGGAATAGCTTCGCGTCCATCTATATCTCCTTAAGATGTGAGTTCAGCATCTTCCTCCTCGAGGAGAGCACCCTCCACTAGAGGAGGCGCACCCTCAACTGTAGGTTGTACAGGGACATCCGTCTTGCGAAGTGCCTCTGTCAGCTCCTTACGTCCCGCTCCATGAGGAGTCTTCAGATTACGCTTCTTTGCAAGTTCCTTTAGTTCCTTTACAGTCATTGACTCATATGTCGGAGTGACCTTTGTGACCTCAACTGCACCCGCCGTGGCTACAGAACCCTTGGTAGGTTTCGCACCTGAAAGATCGAATGTCTTCATTTCAGGCTGGCTGCTTACCTGCTGTAAAACATCCTTGTAAGCCTCCTCTTCTGATTCATCTACATCATTCTGACTTAGAGGCTCAGGTCCAGAAACAGGTTCAACCTGTTCCACAGCCATATCATCCTCATTATGGCCTCTGCCTCCGCTTTGTCCGACCATCTCCATTGACATCTTTACATCGAGCAGGATGCTCTCAATTAATGAGACTCGCTTTTCATTCTGAACTAGACGGCTATAGAGATAAAAACAGACGGCGCCAAATACAAGTGTAAGCGTGATACCGATTGTGAGCGATTCCGTAAAACCACTGGTAGCCATTATTTCTGTTTAAGAATATTAACTTAAGGTGCTCAGTTTACCCGCGGGGAATCCAAATTTCTTATAAAGTTCATCAACGCTACTCACTTTACAAATACCGGGTACAAGCGTAAATGAAAAACGAATCCCATTTTCTGAAACACTTGCGGGTACGCAGAGACGCTGTACATGCTTTGGAGACTCCTCTACAAGTTCAAATACATGCGTACTGACTACACTAAGTACAGATGGAGACTTCCAAAGATTCTCTAAGAAACGCCGTGCAGTCTTCTTACCATCAGGAGGATTTGTACTGTGAAACAGTTCATCATATAAGAGAAGACCTGGTTCAGAACTTTGGCTGCGCCGTAGAACTTTCGAAGCAAAAGCGAGTTCTCGTTCAAATAAACTCTGCTCACCAGGTTGGTCAACAAGACGAAGACCAGATTCAACCCAAGCAAATGGACTTAGTGTAGCAAAATGTGCAAAAGCGACTCCATATGTCTGTGCTAGCCAGATGTTCAGTAGAAGAGCCCTTAGAATCGATGATTTTCCGCCCTTATTCGGTCCAGTGATGACTGTGTGTCCGCGGGAAATGAAGGAAGAAGTGACTCGTTTATTTACAGGTATACTTGGGTCAAAAAAGTTGACTAGTTTACAAGAAGGCCGTTTTGTACGCGTAACTTTTACAAAACAGAGTTCAGGACAAATGGCAAGTCGCCATTGAATTTCAAGAGAAGCAATGGAATGAGAAATCCAGGAAATGTCTGTAGGATGGTCTCGAATATACGCATAAAGTTGTCTTGGCTCTTCTGTCGGCCAGATTTCAGTATGAAGGCATGCGACCTTTTTTCCAGTTACCTCAGAATACGTTGTAAAGAATTCAGTGAGTTTATTCGCATACTTCTGAAAGAACTGACCCCGTTCAAGAATAGAATCATCGATTTTCTTCATATGAAATGCTTGTTGAACTGGCTGAATAACGCCTTGAATCAGACCAAATGCGGTCCAACAGGTTTGAAAAAGAATTCGTGCCCTTTCTCCAAGATTCATGGATGACCAGAGTTTTCCACCAAGCCACATTGATGATAAGGTTGTCATGTAGATATTAAAAGGCATTGGAACATTAAATACAAATCGAAGAATGAGAAAAGGTAGAATCCATGCGACAAGAGGAATTAAGACGGCAAAAAAGGGTACTACATAGATTTTGAAAATGGAAAGCGCAGGAAGAAGTACAGGAATCTGATTCAAAGGTTTTGACCATTCTTGTGTAAAGACGAGCTGTGAAATACTCTCCGCCTCCCATTCTTCAGGTTTTGTCCGAAACTCGGTGAGTTTCACTTCAAATCCCTTGAGTTCAAGA